AAAATATACGCATCAGGACAGTGAAGTAAGTTTCCCCTAACTTCAGGACAGTAAAGCAATGAAGTCCGATAAACAGTACTTTACTACACTGAAGTGCACTCGCCGCTCTGCACTTCACTTGAATGAAGTTCACTCGAATAAACTGCACGATATTAAAGTAAATTGTTAACAGGTTGTTCATGATTTGTTAATACCTAGTTCATAATTTTAGGATATAATATAGACAGTGAAAGGGAACACACCTCAAGAGAAAGGACGAACACCATGATTGATATGAACATTATTTGTGAACTGATTGAAAAGGCGTCTAAAGTCGGCACTGCCGTTAGAAACTCGAACGGTTTACATTATGACGCCGTAGACCATGGAGATAGCGTTTATATTTGCGTATATGAGACGGGCGAACAGGTTCCGTTTTACACCAACTACTTTAAACGCTCTTAAGAAAGGGTAACGCTATGATTAAATACATCAACATTTCAAATTTTGAAACGGTCGAAAACCGGGTGCTATCGCACCCGGATAAACCGTATGAAACAAACGATTATATTTATTGGTTAGAGTATTATTATGGTGGTTGCGGACGGCTCAAGCGCAAAGCAAAAGATAATAGTTCCGGTCACACTAAGGATAAGATTGATATAGTTGCATATTACAATAAGGGGGATTTAGAGTAATGAGAATATTACATTTGTACGAACTGGACGGAACAGACCACAAGAGAACTAAAGTAATTGCCGCAACGAAACAGGCATACAGCAATGCGGGTATCCGCAATCTATACAATTATTTGAGGGCAAACGGGAACTGCCCATACATGATTGAACTGCCGGGCGGCGATATCCGTATACAGTATTTCAATAAAAAGGGGGTGCGATAGCATGAAAGTGTATATTTACGAATACAAAACTTGTTCGCCGTCAAGAGCACATCACACAAATATGTTTAAAGATGGGTTTGCATGGTGTAGAACGGCAGGCATAAAGCAGATGAACAAACTTGAATTTGACAAGTATATTAAATACGTTAAAGCAACAAAGCAAAGTGCAAAATTTTCACGACTTCAAGACGGGTCTTTCCGTGTAAGATATTTTGATATGAGAGGTGCAAAATGAAGAAACTGAAAACGCAAACCGGGCTGGTGCGGGGCAAGCCCGGGGGCGAAACAGCCCGTAAAAAGACGGGTGGCGCGTCCAACAAGAAAGCCGCCAAACAGCGGAAAACCGCGAAACTTAAAGACAAGAAAGAAGCAAAAACAAAGCGCAAACAGGGCGGCAAGGGTCGCCCTTTTCGCGCTAAACCATGGGCAGATTATGCAAAAGGCGAAAAGCCCACAAAGGCATACACAACCGATGAATTGCGCAGTATCGTTAACCGCGCCGCAAAGGCGGCAAATAATCGTTTAAGAGCACTGGAAAAGGCCGGATACACAAAATCCGCATACCAGCGTGCGGCACGTCAGACGGGCAAGGATATCCCGCGATACAGGGAAAAAGTTGCAAGTGCATCCCGACAGGAGCTAGAAAAAGAATTTGCACAACTCCGCGATTTCATTACCGCGCCAACGTCTACTGTTGGCGGCGTGCGGGAGTATCAAGAGCGTTTGACAAAAGCCGCGCAAGTGGCGGGTTTTAAAGGTGACTTTGCAAATCTGTCCGCACTGTTTGAAAAATATATGTCTGCTGAATGGGAAAACCTTCTTGGGTCAGATATCATCTATGAAGAAATCATGTCAGGCCGCGCCGCTGATGGTTCGCTTGAGGATATCCGGCAACAACGAACGCAACAGCAAAGGATTGGTCAGATGGTAGAGAGTGACAGAAAAGAGGGCGCGGCGCTCTTACAGTCATTACGCAAGCACGGTAAAAAGAGGAATCAATAATGCGATACAGTCAGGATTTACCCATTGCCGAAAATATAGCGGAATTTTTGCCGATGCTCAAGCGGCCTAAAACCGTTACAAAAGGCCGCAAAAAGCTTAACAGCGGTGAGCGCAAGTATTTTGGTAAAAAGTATCTTGACATAACTTGCACGTTTGATATCGAAACAACTAATAGCGACGCGGACGGGTTTGCATACAGTTTTCAAACCTGTGTTGGCGGCGCGGTGGTAGTCCCGCGATATTTTGAGGACTGGGTGCAAATCATGGAAAAACTTGTTGACAAATGGCACATTAGTGAAAAGAACCGGTTTGTTGTGTATGTGCACAATTTGGGCTATGAGTACACCTATCTAATCCAAATGTTATGTGACCGCTGGGGCGATTGCAAAGCCCTGTATACAAAAAGCCGCAAACCCCTATATCTTGAGTTTGATAACGGAATCGAGTTTAGGGACAGTTTGAAATTGTTTCAAAAATCCCTTGCCCGTGCAACTGAGGGATGCACACACGCAAAACTAAAAGGGGACTTGGATTATACCATATATCGCACCCCTGATACTGCATTAGATGATACTGAATTTTCATATTGCGTTAATGATGTGCTAGGCTTATTTGAAGCAATCGAACGTTTGAAAAAAGAACGCGGCTATAATGCCGCGTCAATCCCCCTTACTAATACAGGCATGGTAATTCAGGCGGTCAATTCTGAGATATCCCATGACCAAAACTGTCGCCGTCGGATGGATGCACTCAAGTTGAACGCACGGCAAATGCGTCTGTGTTATAAGGCAATGGCAGGCGGCGACACGCACGGCACGCGTTGGCGTGCGGGGCGCACCTATACAGATTGCAACAGCTACGATTTTAAAAGCGCTCATCCGTCGCAACAATTGTTGTGGAAATTCCCGGCGGGGCATCCCATTGACTTACCGGACGAAACGTCCATAGAGGATATGGAAAATCTGATTGATAACGGATTCGGATGGGTCGCAAAGATTTTGCTAGTCAATCCAGAGATAAAACCCGAATGCCCCGACCCTATAATTAGTGTCAGTAAGTGTGCCGCAATTGAAGGTGAACGCGGTGTAGATAATGGGCGTTTGCTGGGTGCAGATGGTATTTATTTGTACTGTGATTCTAACGATTGGCAACGCATTAGAGAAGCATATACTTTTGATAACATGGTTGCAATGGAAAGTGTTTGTTTTCGTCTTGCGTATTTGCCCAATTCCTTCCGAAAAGCTATTTTTGAAAAATTCCGCGTTAAAGAGACGATGAAGGGCACACCCGATTATATGTTTAGCAAAATCTGTGTCAATACCATTTTCGGCGCGTGTGCGCAAAAAACAATCCGCGACGAGTACGCCGCAGAAATCGGTGACGATATTGAATTTACGCGCACGGATTGGGAGACAAATCTGGACAGCAAAACCCCGGACGACGCTGCCAAAAGTCAAGATAACAAATTTCCGTTTTTGTGGGGTTTGTGGACAGCATCTCTTACCCGTCTCAAGCTATGGCAACTATTAAAGATAGTCGGTTGGGAAAATGTCATCTACTGGGATACTGACAGCTGTAAATTTCAGGGTGCAAAGTGTCCCGGTGTGGAACTTTACAACAATGAAGTAAGACGCCAATGTGTAGAACGTGAATGTGTAGTCGAACGTAAAGACGGAAAGAAAATTTATATCGGCATTGCAGAGGACGAACACCCGCAATCAGAATATGGTTACAAAGAATTTAGATTTTTACACGCCAAATGCTATGCCGCGCGTACCTGCGATAACGTGCTGGAAAGTACGATTGCAGGCGTTGGCAAAAAAGAAGGGGTATCCGCATTAAAAGACGATATAAATAATCTGAACGACTTTCTAATTATTGATGATGCGGGAGGACAGATGCTAACATACCACAACAGCCCGCTAAAGCATCGTACCGACTTTGTAAAACCGACGGTTTCCGCGTCGTGGGTCGTCATGACCCCGCGACGATATGAGGTCAACGGCAAGCTTCCAGATTTTGAGGAAACAAGAATGGGGTGATGTATACATTATCAACGTGATAAACAAGAATTATTATCATGTTCCACATGGAACATAAAGAGAAGCGCCCCGCTTTGCGGGGCGCTATGTTTGATTGGTATTACTCGATAACAACAAACGCGGAAGTCGAATATACCAGATAGGGGGTATTTGCGGCAATGGTTGCCGAAAGCTGGAATCCAACGTTTACATGATAAGGCTTGGAAGAATCGCACGTTGCAAAGACGGTAATACTACCGTTGTCTACGGATTGCACCGAACCGTCACGGAGGTTAACAACATAGAACCCCAACCCACCGGACAGACGCGCCGTCAACTTGTGGGTCTGACTGTGGAGCCACGGGAGGTCGATATAAGCTGTAGCATACGAGGTACCTACACTCGAGTAGATAGCACTCGAAATGCTGATTCTGTCGAACAAATACGGCAGAATATCGGGTTTAACGGCTTTCAGAGCCGCAATTTTTGCATCCTGTGCGGCCTGCCCTGCGTTGTAGGTCGCTTTTGTAACCAGCGCCGATACATCGGGAATAGCGCTCTTGTCGGCCTTATCGTTCTCCAATTTCTGTTCAGCGGCCTTGGCACGGGTGGCTTCATTTGTTGCAAGCGTCCGTGCTTCCGTGTCCACCCCAACGGGGATAAGCTCCACAATAGAGCCGTCATCCTGTTTGTATTTCAAAGTACCGTTAGGCATATTAAAGCTCCTTTCATAAAATCAGCGCCGCCGCTGAAAGCAACGGCGCTGTCATACGGTGATGCGTTAGACCTGTTAAATCAGGTCGCAGACGTATCAAACCACCAGTCGCGCGCCTTGAGCGCTTTCGGTTCGGTGGACGACACATAGAGCTGAGGCGGGTTATGTGCGCCGCTTTCCAGAGTTTTCACGCGGGTATCCAGCGCGGTATCTGCGGCTTTACGGTCGGAAACTTCCTTGGTGATTGCGGCAGTGTTCGCGGCGATATCCTTTTTGGCCTGTGCCACATCCCCGGTAAGCGTGGTGATAGTGGTATCAGTAGACCCGCCCTTTGCTTCAAGGGTATCCAGCCGCGTGCCGTGGTCGGCAATGTCGTGGGTGTTCTGGGTCACGTTCGCGTCGATAGTGTCAACGCGGCTCGACAGAGTGGCAACGCTTTCAGCAGTAGCCGCGCCCTCAACATTTGCAACCTTGGTTTTCGGGAAAAGCACGGCAATGTCGCCGTTATCCTGTTTGTACTTCAGAAAACCGTTATAATTGTTCGTCATAATAGTGCTCCTTTCTGTTGTTAAGAAATATCAAACCACAGGTCTTTACCATTAAAGGATTCAGGCTCGGTGGCGGCGACGTAAATAGAGGATTTGGTAGCGATAAGCTGACCGTTCGCCGTCTCGGCGGCTTTTGCCCGTTTGACTTCTTCGGTCAGCGCGGTATTGGTAGCGTCGGTTTTGGTATCCAGCCCATCAATACGGTGTTCTGCGGTCGTGGTGCGTTTTTCCAGAGCATCGATTCGCCCATCTTGCCGTGCGTCGTTTTCCTGAACGTGCGCGATTGCATCCCGGTTGGATTCAATTTTGGCTTCATCCTCGGTAAGGTCGGAACGCAGAGACGAAATGTCACTACGGTTCGCCGCAATCTCCTTGTGCTGGGAAGTCAACCGGGCTTCATGGTCTTTCAGCTGTTCGGCATGGTTTGCCAGTTCCCGGGCATTGACTGCGATGTTTGCGGCATTGTCCTGGATGTTCTTGACGGTCTTAGCGATATCTGCCGTGTTCTGCGCGATGCTTGCATCATGGCTCTTGAGCTTGGTATCAATGCCACTCAACCGGGAATCCTGTTCCGTGTCCTTGGCTTGCAAAGCGGCGATGTCGTTATCGTTGCTGGTAATCTGCCTCTGCAAATCCTCGTCCTTGGCATGAAGGTTTGCAAGTTCGGTGGTATGCTGTGCGGTGGTTGCCTGCAATTCGTCAATTTCCGTTTCGGCAGTTGCGACACGCTCCGCAAGGTTATCAACACGCGCGTCATTCTTGGCAACGGTGTTTTTCATCTCTGCGTTGTCTTTGGTGAACTGGTCGATTTTCTCCCGGAATGCGGCGTTGTCGGATGCAAAGCCCGTAACCTGAGACGACAGGTCTTTTACCTCGGTGCGGTACTGCTCCACCTGTGCGTTATAAGCGCCAGTTTTTGCCCAATATCGTTCGTTGGTGATGTCGATACCGGGGCCAACGTTGCAACGGCTGGTATAGCTCTCGTTGTCGTGGGTAACAATCGTCAGGGATTCATAACTACGGTGAATGTCCCATTCCAGCGGGTCAGCAAAGATGGGCACATACCGACTGCCCACGTACTGAGAAGGGGGGCACTCCGGCCTGATAGGCGGTCGCGGCGGTCTGGGCGGGCAAGGCGGGTGCGGGTCGCAACTGCCCGGTGCAAAGGGTGCAGGCTCGATAGGGTAGGGGTGACAATGCTTGTCCTTACAACTCATAGTTTATATCTCTCCTTTCTTAGTATGTGATGATAAGGTGTCCATACTCCGGTTCAGTGATATCAGTGCCGGTATTAAAGGTCAACCACCCCCAATTTGCGGGGACGTATGCACAGAAATGACCGTCGGGGGTCAGGCCGAACCATACAAAGTGTACCATCTCGCAGACCATGGCAGGCAAATTCTTGTCTGCCCATTCCAGAAACTTCTCATTTTCAAAGTCTCCGGCATCCAGTCGTGCGTTGATACATTTTTGAGCGGCGGCAAGGTCAGCCATGGCAGAGTTAAGCGCGGTCACGTTGCCGCCCTGCGCTTCCTGTCCTTTTGCCAGTCCCTGAACTAGGGCGGTCAGGCTCTGCACCTGAGATACCAACCACCGCAAATCATACATTGCGGGGTCACCGGGGGTATAGCCCGGGTTTGCACAGAACGGATAATCCATAATTATCCCCTCACTTTCTGCGGTTCAGGCTTGCCAGATATGCGTCAGCCTGCAAAGCCCCCTGTGTGAAACTGTTGTTCTTCCACCACGCCCACAGCGCGGCGGCAGTCGTGATACCGGCAGTGATGAACTGCTCCAACGTCTCATTATTGATAGGCAACGGGGACTTGCCCGCCGCGCTCAAGCACTGGTTAATCAGTGCCAGCATGAGAACAAAAGTCCTTGCAACGGTTTCCGGTTTGATGTGCAGTTTCATTTTATTTGCTCCTTTCTTCTAAATCGTCAATTCTGTGATTTGCCACGTTAATTTTTTCTTCCAGCACGGGGACGCGCTGGGCAAAATGATTATGTTCACGGACTTCCCGGGTCAGCTCGTCTAGCCGCGTTTCCGTCACCGCTTGAGACTTACTATTTGCAATCAGCACTCCTACCAGTGTAACCGCACCCGAAATGACCGCACACAAAATCTCTGTATACATAATATACCACCACCTTTAATAAACGTCAAGACAAAAAGTCCGGTGGAAAGAATCTGCAATGACCTGATAGATATTAAACAGCACGCTTTCACGTTCTGCATCAATCATCTGTTGGGTGGTAGTGACGCCAATATTACCGCCCTTGGTGTATTCATGGGTCATAACTACCGTTTCGGTTTCCTTGCCCGTAGTCATGCCGTGTGCGTGTTCATCATGGGCGTTAACGGCGGTTTCCTGAGCGGTTCCGCGTTCGCCGTTCTGCCGCTCTGTGTGCCCGTGCCCGTCTGTACTGCCGGTATCACCATAGGTTCCGTGTGCCCTGCCAATAGTGTCTGAAGTGGTGGCCTGTTTATCGGTCATGTCTTCCGTTGTTCCGTCTGTCTGGGTTCCGGTCGTATCTTCTTTTTCCGTCCAGTCGGTTTTTCGGGTCTCATCGCTTGTACCCTCTTCATGGGTCGTTGTGTTGGTCTGGTCGTAGGGCTGATACTCCGCTTCGTTCTCTGCGGAAACATCGTTGATAACTTTGCTTGTACCGTCCTTCGTGGTCTTGACTTTATCAGTCATGGTTTCATCGTGTACCGTGTTCCGGTTTCCGGTGGTCAGACGGTTCAGGCTTCCAACGGTGTTTCTGGTCTCGTCTGCGGTTGTTTCACCGTGTCCCGCTGTGTTGTCGGTGGTGTACCCTTTATCTTTGGTATTCTCATGATACAGATTCCCGGTTGTCTCCATAATATGCCGGTCGTCTGCGTGCTGTTTCTGGTCATGCGCACCGCCCTGTGAATGCTGGGAAGTTTGTTCGGACGTGTCCCGGGTCGTTTCGGTGGTGTCCCGGGTGCGTTCGCTCATGTCAGTATTCCAAATAGGATTATATTCAAGCTGAGTTGTTGCAAACAACTTTTTCCAAATAGGCAAATTTTCCCGGCTCCACCAGTATAGTTCCTGTTTCATCCAAAACGGGTCTGGATGATAAAGCGGCGCAAGGCCGTGTGCCCTGCGGATAGCGGCAATAACACCCGACTTCTCCACACCGTCAGGCACTACCATATTAGCAAACAAATCCGGGTCAAACATTAGCAGGGCTTCCAGATTGCAACCGCCTACCAACTCATTCACCAGCATCTTTTTGCACCTCGCTTTCCTGTGTATCATTTTGCAGTTCCGACAAGTCAGGCTCAACAAGCTTGAAATTAATATTTGTGCCGTACATCGTATTCACGATATCTAAGGACTTTTCAAGCGTAATTCGCCACACTTCCCGGCGATTGAAAGTCTCCGCGTCAGCCGCTTTACTTTCCTGTACGACCATCCGTTCTTTTTTGTTCGGCTGAACCGAAACACCTAATTCCCGGTAAAAGTCACACAGAATATGTCGCCGATACTCCATCAATTCGGGCAGTATGAAATTTTTGGACAAATCACGGTCAATCTGCATGATAGGCAGTTCATAGGATTCATCTTTGCTTCCGGCACTGAGGGACTTTTTCAAATCCGCGTTTACAATAATAGCGGGTTCGCCGTTTGCTAATTTGTTAAACAGCATTTCAAGCGAACGTTTTTGTTTATCGTCCTTAGCAAACGCGCCGTATGCAAACCGGGAATTTAGCGCAGATTGCCGAATAGCAACCTCTGCCAACTGCATCTCGCGTGCGTACTTTAAAATAATGTCCCACGCGCCGCGATAATCAGGCGTTAACTTGATAACACCGCATTCTCTGTTAATTTCCAGAGGACGGGGAAAATTAAAAAACGGGGTGGAAATTTGCATACCGCGCGGCTGAAACTGCAAGCCGTATCCGGTCGGTATCCCCGGCTGAACCACAACGCCGTATTTTTTGGACTGGAAAACAACCGCATAACCCATCCGAAACAGCTGATACAAAAAGGCGTCATAGTCCCACGCAATTTGTCCCGCGCTTGCTTCCGGCAATCCGCTGAACTCGAACAGGCCGCGCATACGCTGGAAAAAGGAACGCTCCCAATACGTCAACGCGTCCGTAGAAAACGTGCGGTCAAACGTGCCGCACGGCATCGGCGTACAATCGTAATGCCCATCGTAGCATTGATACATTTAAAATCATCTCCTTTATTCAATAAATACCCCGGAATCCATCGCCGCGTTGATGTATGCGATTTCATCCGGTTTTGCGCCTTTGGGTTGACAGCTAAACCCGCGTGTCTTACAATATCCATTTGCCGGGGTCGATACACGCATAACAGGATACCCATACAAGCCCTGATAGCCTGCGTCATCAATTGGCGGGTAATACAATAGCGTTAGCTTAGCTTTAAGCGGCAAATACACCTGAGACGCACCGCCCAAACTGCCCACAGTCTGGTTTACAGCGCTGATAGTCTGCCGTACTCCCTCGCCCAACTGCGCCGCACCGGTTGCCACTGCTCCCAAACCGGAAACGCCGCCAGCAATCGCCGCGCCGATACCACCGCCAAACGTCAGCGCGCCGCCTACTGCGGTTGCAATGCCGGACAGTGACTTGATAGGGTCGATGTTTGATGTACCGATACCATACGGCGCGGAAATGTTGGTAGAACCGGTATAAATGGTATAATCTCCACACTGTACTTTAACGGTAACACCACCGTCAATAAAGCTAAACGCCGTGATAACGGTAATAAAGCTTGCGTTGTTACATTGGTCAACCGGAATACCAATAACGCCAATGAATGGTACGTACAGCTGTATCTGACAATTCAACCGTTTCCAGTCGTCGGCAGGCCACGGAATAGGAATAACAATAACGTGCACCTTGTTAGAGTTTGCGGACACTACAGGAGCAGTAATGCCGGTTTCAAACTGCCCTAGAGTAATAAGCCCGCCACCAGTTCCAACCTCTGAGGGGTCAACAGGTATCCAGATGCAAGAGCGGATATTCTCGGTTGCGTTGCCGCCAAAAACAAGTTTATTCATAAACTCGGGGAGTGCCACTTCCCATCTTACCATAGCGGTAGTTTCTGCCTTCCATGTGGTAGAAATAACAGCCAGCAAAGAAGTCATCTGAGCTTTAGATAAGGCATAGGCCTGTAAACCGCTTTTACCAACGGCAGAAAGAATATATACTCCCTGCGCGTTAATAGTACCCGGACAGGTATCTACTTCAAGACTTGTCACGGTCGGCTTCATTGCCACGTTCTGCCGGGTATCCTGTAAACGATACTGTGCACCGCTTGCGTCGCTGTTAAAACCGTATTCTATGAACGCCTTGGTTTTTAAAATCTCGCTCCGATATGTCGCCAGAGGGTCAAGTTCCAGCGTGAATTGCCAGATGTTCGCGGTTCCGCGTCCATATACACCCACTGAGATATCACGTATCCAATAGTAACTTTCCGTTTCCTCGCAGTGGCAGTAATTCCATTGCGGGGAGATGTTAAGACTGTTCAAGTTTACAAAAATAACCGGGTTTTCCATGCTGGTTACTTTCTTAAAGTCGCACCGTTCTTCATCCTTCAATACCGTGTAATCAAAAATTTTAGTGCTGTTCGTTCGTTTCTGAACGTTTCCAAAATGGAAATGATATCCGTGCTTTACAGTAGGTTCAGGGACTGCGCCCCGAAATTCTCCGCGTGCCATTAGTGCACCTTCCTTTCTATAAAGAAAAGGCCGGCCTTTTACGGTCGGCCTTTATCGGCTTGTTACGGCTGTGCGCCCTTGTCTGCCATGTAGAAAAGCACGGCGTTTTCGGTCGGGTCTTGCATGTAGTTCATCTTCCAGTGATGTTCCGTATTGTAGTATTCGCCGCTGATGTTAAACGGGGTAGTGTAAACACTATCCTGCCGGTAAGCGGTAGCCAGTGCGCGGCGGTCATACAACAGACCAACAACAAAATCAAGTTTAACGGGTGCTCCCGTCTCCTGTTTTGCAGTGTTCACGTTAAACTGTGCAGGGGTGACCGACACGGCAGACCGGTCATTGATGTTTTGCCAGAACTGCACACCCTCGTAGTTACCAAACGACAGGTAACCCGGCCCGAAAATCGCCGGATAAACCCACGCCTTGGCGTCGTTGATAAGGGGCTGATACAGCAAAAGCTTTTGCTCGCTCTTGGGCGTGTGCCGTAACAAATGCAGGGTGTTGCCGTTGTCGTCGGTACACAGCGGGGTCAAGTGGTAAAGTTCACTGGATTCTTCCAACAGGCCGGTCAGCGTCTCCATGTAGGACACAAAGAAAGACAAAAATTCTTGCAGATGGACGGTCAGCAGGTCGTGGGTGGTGTACGCCGTACCGCGTGCCATGTTGAACTGCTCGACAAGGTTTACTTTCTGCCCGGGCTTGCCCGTGTTGTACAAACTGCCAATAAAGTTCATGACAACGGCGCGGTTCTCGGCGGTTTTCCATCGTATAACGTCGTTGCCAATTTCAACCATCATGCCGTTGAGGAATGCGGAAAACTCGCCCTCACTCTGGAAAGCGGTTTTCAGCTGTTCCCGGAAAGTGGTATACCGCTGGTTCAGGGTGCTTTCTCCGGTATAGTACATTTCCAGCGGATACCGTTTCTTGATTTTGTACATATCGACGCTGTTACCATCCCGCAAGGTGTTGGGGTTCTGGGCAGTGTTGATAAACTTGGTTTCGTCAAACTCGCCGCTGAAAAAAGCGATTTTGCGAATGAACAACCCCCACTCCTGAGAAGTTGCTTCAATGCTGGTAAAGCGCCCCGAATAGGGACGAACTGCAATAATAGTGCGGGCAACCATGTTAGAAAGCGCCTGCAAGGTGCCTTCTTTGCTCTGGTCAAGGCACATCTGCCCGACGTTGACAAAAGAACTGGTATCAACAGCAGTGATTGCCGGGGTCTGCCCGGTTACTTCCTTTACCAGCGCGTTTGCGATAGTATAGATATCCTGCGGGCGAAAAACACCCATGCCCGCTTTAGCGGGAATATTGGGATTTGCCATTACTTATTCACTCCTTTGCTAAAGTCCGGCATCTCGGTGCCGGTCTGTTGGGGCTGGTAAGCACCCAAAATGATATCTTCAACACTGGTTACAGGGGCGGGGTTGCCCACCGTGCCAGCGGACGGAACAGAAAGCGCAGATACCTTGGCAGACAGGTCAGCCAGACCGGCAACCAATGCACCGTAATCAGGCGCGGCGGGTACGTTGGTCTGCGTCGCCGGAACAGCGGCAGGCGCGGCCTGCGGGGAGATAGCAGGCGCGGACTGCGGCGCAACAGGCGCGGGAGTAGTCTGCACGGGAGTGCTGGGCTGTGCGCCCATCAATGCGGCAATGTCAGTTTTGGTAAAGCCCATCTTGCCCAAAGTAATAACGTCATTAATAGTAAGTGCCATAATTAGTATGCTCCTTTCCAGCGTGCGCAACGGGTACGCACGTCAACGTGTGTAAAAGTCGAATAAATACCGATACCACCGGAACTACCCAAAAAGCACTCTGCAATCTGGGCAACCTTGGCGGGGGTAACACCAACAATTCTGATATCTGCGGCCTTGCCCTGAACGTGTTGCGAATTTCTCGCCGCGTTTTTGATAGTGGCATTGTATGCCGCGCTTCGGTATCCGCTGTTGATGATAACGGGTTTGCCGGTATATTTTCTGATGTTTTCCAGCAGTTCCACCAGCCGTTCATCTATCAATACAAGGTCTGCGCGGTCATTCTTGCTGTGAAACTCTTTCACTTTAAAATGCACAGAAACGTTTTTGTCTTTATCTGCGCTATATGAAAATGTGAGCATATGTTCACCTCATTTCTTAGAACGCGGGAGTGTGCAAGCAAAGAATGCAACCCCACGCCCTTCCGGGGCGCTTTGCTTTTGGGGTCTCCCGCTACTTATTATTATACAGTATTAATCCTGAATGTCAAGATATTGCTTTATCTTTATCAAGGACGGAACATCGGACACCCAAACCTGATTTAATACAAGCATGGTCTGAAAATATGGATGCGCCAGCCTGAAAGCCTGTTTACCCGCGTTGGTATCAGGATAAATTTCCCGGGACTGGTGCGGGGATTGACACAGATAATAGTGGTTTCCGTCGTACTGATAACAATACAACCCCGCAACCTGAAATTCCGGTTTCATGCCGCGCAAATTCATAGGCCGGACTTGTTCAAGATTGTTATATGCAAACTTATTCTCCATTGCCATCTGATAGAATTTGCTGTCCGGGTTTTTCATCATGTGCCGCATGAACGCAGTGTTTGCACGCTTACCGGAAACAACCGTGCTTTTTGGCATTCCGATGAAAACACCGGAACTTGTAACCGTCCATTCTTTACCCGTCCTCGCAAGTTTTGCAATTTCATCCACGACACCCAATTCAACAAGAATAGGAGACGCAATATCAAATGCGTTTGCAAGTAACCAAATTCTGAGAGGGGGATACCCCTCTAACTCTCTGTTGCCGTTTATGGTAACATACGCGTTTAGCACAGCATCGCCCTCGGCCTTGCGTTTCATAACAATTCGTTCGGGGATAAATTCATCAAATACCACGTCCTCAAACTGCGAACCGTTAAAGCCGCGAATATTTGCAATACTAGGCAAGGTCATACCAATGCCGTATTTTTCAATGCACTTTGTTGGCTTACCGTCCTCGTCATATTCAAATTTTCCCACCGTATATGTGACTTTACCACTCTTTACAATATCCGCGTCAAATCCTGCTTTTTTCAATGGCAAGAATGGGTTTAAATCGGGGTCGGATGTGATAGCGTCAAACTCTGTTGTTGTGCGCCTGAGATACAGAAAGTGCCGGTTGTTCTCAAGCATATATTTAAGTGTGCCGTAGGTCTTACCAACTTGCCGCTTACCTATCAGGATGTTACACCAACAACCCAAACGGGCGACAGCTGGAATATTTATCCAGCCGCCGCCCTCGTAAAGGTCAAGCGGCGTTTCGCTCCGCTTGCTCATATTCGTTATACCTCGTAACGGGTTTTAAAGTCCCGCTTTTCGCCCGTGCCGGTAAAGTGGTCGAGCACGGTTTTAATAACGCGCTGTTCGTCTGCTTCAGACAGATACACCATAAAACGGTCGTGATACTGCCCGTCCTTGCCCTTAACCTGCGGGGTGCTGATGAAGTAACCGCCAGCTTTTTTCTCCACAAGACGCATTTCCCGCAGAGAAGCGCCGGGAATGTTCAGAGTGAACACAATGCAAGTGTCACTCATCTGATATGCGGCCTGAATGGTCGCCCCGGTAAGGTTCAGGGTCGGACGGTCGTTTACAGTTTCGGGTACAGAGTTAGCGTTCTTCTTGGTGATAGCCATAATAATATCTCCTTTTTGTTACTTGTTATAAGGGCGTATCTTCAACCTTCAGAAAATCCAACGCAACAGGAACTGCTTTGCAGTAGAATCACCGTTAGTAGGAAAAAGCGCGGTTGGGGACTGATTGGCGAAAATCGTGGCGATGTGATGTCGCTGTGCTTCCAGTTCGGCAACAATCTGTTCCATGGTTTTACCACCATGATTACAGGGGTTCCACTGCGGGGAGTACGGGAAACCGCGCCGTGCCGCTTCTTCAAACGCACGGATGGGCAGGGGGTCGAGCTTGCCAACTCCGGTTACAACATTCAACACATTGCCGTCTTTATCGTACACAATGCCGTAAATATTCTGTGCGGCATCCTCATACAACATGACGTGTGAAACGTTGGTAGGAGTGGTACAGGTACAAGGGTCATTCATTGCTATCACCCGCACTTTCTGCCGGGATGTCGATGAACACCCCCGCGATATCGTCCCACGCAATATTAGCGCCAGACTGCTTGCACACCTCGGTAAAAATGACCTCGGAAACAGCATCTGTGTAATCAAGGTCAAGTTCGCACCGCTTGACAACAGTGTTGAGCACGCAGACACCATTTGCCTTCATGTTATCCGCGCAAGTTTTCAGGCTTGCTGTGTCGATAAAAACCACATCGTTAACTTCACGGCCTTTATAGGCAGTAACAACCACATATGGAATTTTGATTTTCATGTGTACTACTCCTTTACAATTAGTGTTGCATCCAGTTTGTTTACAAGGGGCTTTCCCTTGCAAGATTATAATACCATACAGGACGAATAAAATCATGAACAACCTGTTAACAATTTACTTTAATATCGTGCAGTTTATTCGAGTGAACTTCATTCAAGTGAAGTGCAGAGCGGCGAGTGCACTTCAGTGTAGTAAAGTACTGTTTATCGGACTTCATTGCTTTACTGTCCTGAAGTTAGGGGAAACTTACTTCACTGTCCTGATGCGTATATTTT